CAGTGGCCGGCGCCGCGGCGGGTGAACCGCCACCCGTCCCCGGTGTGCAGCTTGCTCGAGCTGGCGATGTGGGCGTTCAGGAGCGGGTCGTCGGGGTGGACGGCGCGGCGGGTGGTGGCGAGGTCGGCCAGGCCCTGGCAGGCCTCGCCGACCTTCCCCCCGGTGAGCTCGATCGAATTCGGCCGGGCCCGCAGGATCGGCGCCAAGGCGGCCGCCGGGCCACTCGGGTACCAGGCGAACTGGACGGGGGCGAGCTCGTCGAGGACCTGCGCGAGCTGGAACCGGGCTTCGTCGGTGGAGCGCCATGCCTTGATGACCTGCACCCGCACCCGCCCGTCGCCGAGGACCGCGGCGGCGGCGAGGGTGGCGTGGGCGCCGTCGGGGGCCACGTCGAAGCAGGCGGCGAGCCGGTCCTTCTGCCCGCGGAGGGAGCCTTGGGCGTCGGCGCAGGCCTTCCATGCGCTGGCGTCGACGGCGGCGTCGAGGTGGTCGACGCGCTGGCAGAGGACCTCGGTGCGGAACACCTCCGGCGGGTCGGTGCCCAGCGCCGACCGGATCGCCTGCTCGCTGATGACGTACCCGAGGCCCGGGTTGGCCTGCTGCCACGCGCGGCGGTCGTCGAGTTCGCAGCCGTCGGGCGCCGACCACTCGAACAGGCCGATGGAGTCGTCGCGGCCGGCCAGGGCGGCGTCGCGGAGCTGGTTGAGCACCACCGACTCGTCGTCGCCGGCGTTGCTGAGGGCCCAGATCTGCGCGTTGGGCTGGGCCATGATCGTCTTGGACACCGCCGACCACGCCAACCAGTCGTGCTGCTCGCGGAGCTCGTCGATGTTGACTTCCTGGATGGGGTAGCCGCGGCCGGCTTTGCGGTTGGTCGCCTTGATTAGATAGCGGCTGCCGTTGGCCAGCCAGAACCGCTCGTCGCCGTTGACGTTGCGGACCCCGCCCCACTCGGCCTCCAGGTCAGGGCAGTCGTGGATGGCCTCCTGGCACAGCGACCACTGCTCACGTGCCAGCGCCACGTCCTGGGCCAGGCCCAGCACGGTGCGAGCCCGGTCGAGATACATCCGCCAGAGCGTGATTGTCCGTTTACAACTGGATTTGCCATTTTGTCGGGCCACTAGCACCAGCACCGTCCGGAACCGGTAGGTGCCGTCCGGGCGGAGCTCCAGGGCGTGCTTGCAGAGCCACGCCTGCCATGGCTGGAGCGGCTCGCCGATCATCTCGGCGAAGGCGACGACCTCATAGCCGCGGGACGTGCGCCGGTTGAGCTGGCGCAGGGGCGGGGTGTGTAGCCGCGGCCGGACGCTGCCAACCAGTCGCGCCGGCCTACCGGGCATCCCGCATCGCCTGCAAGCGGTTCGGGTGGCCCGTGCCCGCCCCGTCGCCACCCTTCCGCCGGGCCCGGGCCGCCGGCGTGGCCTGGAGCGCCTGCAGGGCGGCCAGCAGCTTCGGCCCGAGCGTGGCCAGCGCCTGCTGCGCCCCGACCTGCGCGGCGAGGGTGGCGAGCAGGAGCTGGCCGTCGCGGTCGTCGGGGTCGAGCTCGATGGCGTCGGCCTTGGCGGCGAGCTCGGCGGCCCGGTCGAGCTGCGCGGCGTACCGCTGCGCCAGCCGCACCACCGCGGCGTCGTGGTCATCGGTGAGCTGCAGGGCGCTACAGGAGGCGGCGACGGCTGGCGCGAGGAGTTCGTCAGCGTCCCGGAGCACCCGCCCGCACCTCCACAGCGATAGACGTGGTCTATAGTAGCCGGCAGCAAAGCGAGGCCGATCGATACCGGAGGGCCGATGCGCGGGCAAGTCGGTGGCTGACCGCCGGTTGCGGCTGGCCCGCCCGGTCGCCCGACAGGGGCAGTCCTGGTACCGCATCTCGGGCAAGGCCAGCGAGGTCGCCGAGATCTACATCTACGACGAGATCTCCTGGTGGGGCATCACCGCCCAGACGTTCGTCGACGAGCTCCGCGAGATCACCGCCCCGCAGATCGACCTGCATCTCAACAGCCCGGGCGGGGATGTGTTCGACGCCCACGCGATCTACCAGGCGCTGGTCGACCACAAGGCGCAGGTGACTACCCTGGTCGACGGGCTAGCCGCGTCGGCGGCGTCGGTCATCGCCATGGCCGGCGAGCGGATCGTGATGGGCCGCGCCGCCATGCTGATGATCCACGACGCCTGGGGGCTGGCGATCGGCAACGCCGCCGACATGCGGGACATGGCCGCCCGGCTCGACAAGATCTCCGACGTGATCGCCTCCGTCTACGCCGAGCGGGCCGGCGGGCCGCTGGAGTTCTGGCGGGCGGCGATGGTCGAGGAGTCCTGGTACGACGCTGACGAGGCCGTGCAGGCCGGCCTGGCCGACGAGGTAAGCAGCCGCAAGGCCGGCGACCAGGGCGGCGACGGCGACGGCGATCAGGGCGAGCGGCCGGAGGACCGCTGGGACCTGTCGGTGTTCACCTACGCCGGCCGGCGGCAGGCGCCCGCGCCACCCATCCCGTCGAAGCTGCGCCCCGCTGCCGCCGCGCACACGGCGCCACCCACCCCGCCCGGGCCGGCCGCCGATGGGTCCCCGGCCGCCATCGTCGGCGAGCCTGCGCACGACGACGTGTTCGCCGAGTTGCCCGACGACGCGTTCGCCGGCATCGGCGACGCCCTCGACGACGCCTTCGACCCGCTGGGCGGCTACGACCCCGAGGCGGTCGGTATCGCGATCACCGACGTGTACGCCGATGCGCCCGCCCCGCCAGCCGTGGACCCGGGGCCACCGCGGCCACGCACGACCATCAACGTCGACGAGCTCGTCGACGCCATCCAGGAAGGGGTGCGGCCTTGACCGCCACTGCCACCGAGCCCGAGGCCCTCACCATCCCGACCACGCCGGCCGAGCTCGAAGAGTTCATGCGCGACCCCAAGCGCATGAAGGCGCTGTTCTCCCAGAAGGACGGCTTCGCGACCTTCGTGCGCAACTACGCCAAGGCCGTGCACGACAAGGACCAGGAGATCGCCACCCAGGTCCGCGACGAGACCCAGCGGGTGCTGGCCGACTGGCTGCGGGAGCAGCGCGACGGCGAGGGCGTCGTCCCCGTCAACCTGGGGTTCCCCAACCCCCAGCAGCTCGTGGACCGGGCGTCGGCTCGGGGTGGGCTGTACAACCCCCGCGCGATGGGCGCCGCGATCGACAAGGAGTTCGGCAACAGCTCGGACTTCTTCTCGCTGATTTGGCACAACCGGTCGCGGGACGCCAGCGCGCAGGCCAAGCTGCACCGGGTCCGCAACGCCTTCAGCTCGACGGTGCCCTCCGAGGGCGGGTTCCTGATCCCCGAGCAGCTCCGCTCGGAGCTGCTGCGTGTGAGCCTGGAGACCGCGATCGTGCGCCCGCGCGCCCGGGTCATCCCGATGGAGACGCTGCGGGTGCCGTTCCCCGCGATCGACTCCACCTCCAACGTGTCCTCGGTGTACGGCGGGATCGTCGGCTACTGGACCGAGGAGGGCGCCGCGCTCACCGCCAGCCAGGCCAGCTTCGGCCGGATCGTGCTGGACGCCAAGAAGCTCACCGCCTACACCGAGGTCCCCAACGAGCTGATCTCGGACTCGATCACCAGCTTCCAGGCGTTCATCGACGAGATCTTCCCCGAGGCGCTCGGCTTCTACGAGGACGACGCCTTCATCAACGGCTCCGGCGTCGGCATGCCGCTGGGCTTCCGCAACGGCTCCGCGGTCATCACCGTCACCGAGAACGCCGCCAACCTCATCAAGTTCGAGGACGTCGTCGCGATGTACTCGCGGATGCTGCCGGGCTCGCTGTCCCGGGCGGTCTGGATCGCCTCGATCGACACCTTCCCGCAGCTCGCCGCCATGGTGGTCCCCGGCGGCGCCGCGCCGAACGCGGTATGGCTGTCCAACGGCCAGGTGATCGACTCGCCGCCGATGACCATCTTCGGGCGGCCGGTGTTCTTCACCGAGAAGGTGCCCAAGCTCGGCACCACCGGTGCGCTCAGCTTCGTCGACTTCGGCTTCTACCTGATCGGCGACCGGCAGGTCATGAGCGCCATGTCCTCGCCGCACTTCAAGTTCCAGAACGACCAGACCGCCTACCGCATCATCGAGCGGGTCGACGGCCGTCCGTGGCTGAACTCGGCGATCACGCCCAAGAACACCGGCCCCACCCTGTCGCCATTCGTGACGCTGCTGTCCGCCTGACCCACCCGGCCGGGGTGGGCAATCAACCCCCCACCCCGGCGACGACCCCCTCAGGCAGTGACGCCCCTGAGGAGAGAAGGGAAGTCACGTGGAGGCACTCGGAAGGCTCTTCAACGTCGTTCCCATCGCAGCGGGAGTGGCGGTCAACCTGAAGGAGTACGGCGCGGTCACGTTCGTCTGCACCGGGGCCGACACCTTCACCCTGACCTCCTCGGATGCGTTCGGTGGGACCTACGTCACGCCCGGCAACATCATCACCCGCAAGTACACCTGCTCGGCCACCAACGGCACCGCCGCGTGGGTGGAGGCGACCCAGGCCGCATCCAACGCCGTCACGATCGCCTCCGGGACGGTCCTCATCCACGTCAACGCCGACTCGCTGCCGGACGGTCACGCCTTCCTCAAGTGCACGGCCTCGGCCGCCGGCCTGGTCAAGGCGATCCTGCACGACCTGGACCGGCAACGCAGGCCCAGCAACCTGGCCGCCGTGAGCGCATAGGGGAGGTGGCGGAACCATGGGAATCCGAGGACTCGGACGGGCGTTCGACATCGGGTCGGTGATCGTCCCGGTCGCCGACCTCGCCGCCGGCGCCAACACCGGCCACCGCATCCACCTGAAGAATTACGACGGCGTCGCGTTCGTGGTCTACATGGCCGCGGCCTCCGCCGGGACCGACACCTTCGTCCCGGACGTGCAGCAGGCCAACGCCGCCACCGGCGGCACCATCCAGGACCTGGACGTCGTGACGACCCGGTACGAGAAGACCGAGGCCACCCTCGACGGCGACGAGACCTGGGCCAAGGTCACCCAGGCCGCCGCCAGCGAGGTCTCGCTCACCGGGGCTACCTACGCGGCCCTGCAGGTGCTGATCGTGGTCGAGGTCCTGGCCAGCCAGCTCGCCGATGGCTTCGAGTGGGTGTCGCTGGACATCCCCGACCCGGGCGTCGGCGGGACCCGGCCGGGTTGCGTGCTGGCGGTCCTGTTCAACCTCAACGTCCAGCGGGCCCCTGAAAATCTCGCTCAGCTCAACGCCTGACCCGCCGGTCGCCCTGGGTCGAGGAGTCGTCATGCTCTGGACGTGCAGGCGGTGCACCACCCGGTTCGCGGTGGGACTGCCGTACTGCCCGCAGTGCACCTCGACCGACATCGAGAAGGAGGACGGCGTGCCGAAGACCACCGTGCATGGCGGCCCGAGCAACGCCGCCGAGGTGGGCGAACCCCCCGCGCCCGCCTCGGTGGCCACCCAGGCCCAGGCCGCACCGGAGCCCGCGGCCGGGTCCCAGCCGGCCGGCAGCCTCGATGAGCTGACCGTCGCCGAGCTGCGGGAGTGGCTCCGCGCGCTCGACCTGCCGACCTCGGGCACCAAGGATGAGCTGCGCGACCGGCTGGCCCGGGCCGAGCTGGAGGACTGATGGGCTGGGAGCACCTGCTGACCATCCGCCGCGAGCAGGTGGAGACCGCCCGGGCGGAGCTGGCGGCGCCGCCGCAGGCGTGCCCCAACGACGGCGAGCCGCTCCGGGAGGGCCCGGCCGGGGAGCTGTACTGCCCCTATGACGGGTATGAGTATCCGAGGGACGGCCGCTGATGGACGCCTACTACGCAACCCCTATCGGCCCGTTCGCGACCGCGATCGGCGCCAACTTCAACACCTTCACCGCGCGGCAGTTCGTCGACCCGCTCCCGACCCCGATCATCCCGGCAAACGTGCTGCGCCCGGGGGCGCGGCTCAAGATCGAGGCTGAGGGCGAGTACGGCACGACCGGTACGCCCACCCTGGTGATCGGTTGCGCGCTCGGCATCCCCGGTGCCACCGGGTCGCTCGGTACCCCTGTCGTGCTCGCTGAGACGAGAGCGATCACCACGCCATCTGCCGCGGCGTCGTTCTCGTGGCGGCTGGAGTATCGAGGCATCATCACCTCCACCGGCACCGCTGCCACCATCGTCGGCGAGGGCCAGGTGGACTTCTCGACCTCGCTGACCGTCAACACCAGCGAGCCGATCCCGACCACGCTGGCGCTGCGGACGGTGACGACGATCGACACGACCATCATGCGCGGCGTCGGCATCGTGGCGACCTGGGGTACCTCCTCGGTGTCCAACAACATCCGGGTATACCAGCTCACCGCGCTGCTGATGAACTAGGAGACGCCGGGTGCCCCTTGACGTGCTCCCAGGCAGGGTCTCCCCGGACGGGCGGATCTACCTCCCCAACCCGTGGCCGCTGGCCGACGCCGGCCACGGGGTCTTCTGCACCCGCCTGGTCGACGGCGGCAGCAACGCCGACCAGTCCAGCTACACCACGGCCTCGTTCCTTCCACCGGTGAACAGCCTCATCGTCATCTTCATCGACCTGTCGATCACCGGGTCGGAACCCGCGGTCAACACCGTCACCTCCAGTACCGGGCTGACGTTCGAGCTGGTCAACAGCGTGTTCTACAAGTCGTCCGGCAATAACTTGAAATTGTTCGCCTATCGGGCGATGACCGCGATCCCGCTGGACCCGGGCACCGTCACCATCGACCTCAACGCCGTGGTGCATACCGGGGCGCGCTGGCAGATCATCGCGTGCAGCAAGGTGAAGCCCGGCGCCAACGGCGCCAACGCCATCGCGCAGTCCGAGGTCGCGTTCAACACTGTCGCGGTCGGTGGTGCGCTCGACGTGGTCCTTCCGAACCCCCGGCAGAACGACTACAGCCGATGCCTCGCCGGATTCGGGAACAACAGCTCGGCGGCGAACTCAGTCATCCCGCGGGCGGGCTGGCACGAGTTGGACGAAGGCAACCAGGGCACCCCCAGCCAGACGCTGGAGACGCAGTGGCGCCTGGACTTCTTCGAGGGGACCGCCTCCGGCATTCAGAACTCCACCACGCTGGCGATGGGCGGCATCGCGGTCGAGTTGCTCCAGGACCTCGTCTTCGAGTCGCTGCCGAAGACCCCTTCGTTCAATAGCCCGTACATGGGCCGCTGGTAGCAGAAAGGGGTAAGGAAGGGCATGAGTAGATACACAGGGCATCACTCGTCGAGCGCCGCCCTGGCCGATGACACCGCCTTCGGCTGGCTCATGGGCGTCACCACCGGGACCGGAAAGCTGCGGCGCGTCATCCTCGGCGTGCGGCACACCACCGCCGCCACCGCGGTCACCGACTACCAGACCAAAGTCGGTCTCGCCCGGACAACCGCCGATGGGACCACCATCACCGCTGGCACCATCGGCAAGCTCGACGTGCGGGACCCGGCTGCGAGCCTGCGGTACGCGACCGCCTGGGCCACCCCCCCGACCATCGGCGCCGAAGCCACCGACCTGCTGGGAATCCCGTTCAACACCAAGAGCGGCGTCGACATCCCCGCGGAGTTCCTGGAGGAATTCTGGATCGACAACGTGGTCACCGACGGCTTCGCGTTCGTGAACCGCGGTGGCGCGTTGCCGGCCTCGCACGTCTACGACCTGTCGTTCGAGTTCGAGGAGTAGGCGGGTCGAGGAGTAGGCGGGTCGAGGAGTAGGCGGGTAAATGGGATGGCGCCGCTGGCGCGGCGCGACCTACAAGCGCGGGCGCCGCTGGGATCCGCCCTTCAGCGCCGGTGTCGAGCCGCCGCCACCCGAGCGGCCGGCGGAGTTCCGGTCGCCGACCCGCGCCATCCGGATCCCATGGGCGCGGGCGCGGCGGTGGGATCCGCCCTGGCCGGCCGCTGCCCCGGCCGCGCCCACGGAGCGGCCGGCGGAGTTCAGCCGCGCCAAGCGCCACCACCTCGCCGCCGACCGGCGCGGGCGCCGCTGGGAGCCGCCCTGGCCGGATGTCGCGCCGCCTGCGCCACCCGAGCGGCCAGCGGAGTTCGTCCACGCCAGGCGCCGGCGCGGCGAGCCGGCTCGTCGCGGCCAGTGGTTCGAGCCGCCGTGGCCGACCGCCGTGGCGCCAGCACCATCGGAGTGGCCGCCAGAGTTCCTGCGGGCGCCGCGGCGCACCGCGGCTCTCCCGCGGCGCGGCCGCCGGTTCGACCCGCCCTGGATCACACCAGCGGCACCGGCAGCGGAATGGATGCCGAGCTTCCTGTCGCCGCCGCGCCCACGCCCGGCGGTCACGCGCCGCGGCCAGCGGTTCGACCCTCCGTGGTTGCCGGCGCCGTGGACACCGGCGTTCCTGCGGAGCCGCCCACGCCGGCCGCCGTCGCTGCGCCGGCGGCGGTTCTGCGAACCGCCCTGGATCACGGCCGCGCCAGCCGTCCCGGCGGAGTTCCTCCCGCCGCAGCTGGCCGCCCGTCGCCGGCCGCCAGCCATACCTGCCCGCCGCGGTCGGCGGTTCTCGCCGCCATGGCCGTTCGTCGAGGCACCGACACCCAACGTCTTCAGCTCCCAGTACGACCAGCACAGCGGGGCCGTCACCCACGACACCGATTCGGTGGCAGGGCAGACAACGCCAGAACCAGACGAGGTCGGGG